GGGGTATTAAGTTCAGACACGGATCTTCAATTCGATACTTCTGGTTCTAACAGCCTAATGACAATTGCTGCCGATGTTTTAATTACAGGTGGATTCACAACACGAGGAGCAGTAGATCATTTAGAAACAACAAACTATACAGTTACTGACCCAATAATCGAAGTCGGTAACAATAACTCGACGGATACAATCGATTTGGGTATGATCATGACAATGAATACTGCTAATGTTGTTCATGGTTTTAGAGGTGATAAGAAGGAATATACGATCGCATACACGCACAGTAACCCAGCTGGTACAGATATAACACCGACGTTGGCGAGTGGTATATCTAACCACCCGTATATTACCGCAAATATTTGGGGTAACGTTTTATCCGGTAACGTCACGACAACAGGTACGGTAGAAGCTACGACACTCAAGGGTAATGGTGCTAATATAACACACTTAAATTTAAATGACGCTAATAATACCGGTCCAGTTGCTACTACACTTGGTGGTACGGGTGTATCTACAGGTCTCACAGAACTCAGTGCGGGAAACATAAATACGGGTACTCTCGCTGTTGCTCGAGGTGGTACGAATATTGATACGTACACGGCGGGTGATTTACTCTACGCCACGGGTTCAACTACATTAGCAAAATTAGGGGTAGATAATGGTAAGTTTCTTAAAAGTACGGCTTCAGCAGTTGAATGGGCGGAAGTTTCTTCAGATTTACAAACTATTACAGCTGGAGGGGCAACGACAACACACACCGTCGCGTTTAATAATACGACCACAGGTTTAACATCCGCGGGTGATATTACAATCGCGGCTACGAAAAAACTTAAGTTCGCGGATGATATTCTACTCCAAGGAGGAGGAGGATCGGGAACGAGTAATCTTTTCATAAACAATGCAATAATACTTTCCCCAGAATTACAAGGTGGTTCTACATCGACAATGAACGTTTTATCGATAGATGTATCGACTGGTGAGATTTTCGATTCGGGGGGACAAGGTGGTTCGACCATGGCATTTACACACGAGGAAGGTACGGGTGATCACGCGAACGTCAGTATAGGTGTAGCTCCATGGGCAGGACCTAACGGTACATCAAACCTTACCATAAACACGTACGGGTCTAACGTACTCACGGTTACAGGTAACGTATCGGCCACTAATATTACAATAGGTGGATTAAACGTCGCCGCATCACCGTTCGATTTGGACGATGTGTGTTCAGGAAGTGTAGGGTCAAATGTTATTACATCAAACGTTATCCAGTTTACAGGACCACACGCTTCGTACGGTGATAATAACTTTACAACGTCGAAAAGTATCAGTATCGGATCAAATGTAAATGTAACCGGTAATATATTCGTAGATGTAGATACAACAATAACAGGTAACGTTACGTCACAAAACCTCCAACTCACAAACACACAAATATCAACTACTTGGACGACAGGGTCAGGAACACTCGCGATAGACTGTAAAAACAAAAGTTACGGTACAGCTCCGTTAGTTTCAATAGATGCAGACGTTGCCATACTTTCTATATCAAATTTACCAAGCGGGGGTCAGGTTGTAGTACCTTTACTAGCATCCGGTGGAGATCGAAAAGTTTTGAAAACGATAACATCTGGTATTGATTACATTGCATTTACGACCGATGTTTCCATATCCTCAGGAAGTCATGGTCTTTTGACCGTATCAAAAATAGGTGCATCAGGTGCGGAAAAAATATACATGAATGCAATCTCGTTTACAGCAGCTTAATTTCTTTTTTTAGAATCTTTCATATTATATTATACATGGGCTTAAAAATAAAAAACCTTAGTATAATATAATAAATATGTCTGGTGGTATTGCCCAACTCGTTGCAATCGGTGCCCAAGATGCGCACCTCGTCGGTCAACCCGAAGTTTCTTTTTTTAGATCTAATTACAAACGTCACACAAACTTTGCCCAAACTGTCGAAAGACAAGTTGTCCAGGGCAACCCTGCCACTGGTGGTATGTCCACCATCAGGTTTGAGCGTAAAGGTGATATGCTCGGATACGTCTATGTTTCGAGCAGAGCAAACGCAACAGCGAACTTGAAAGACTATGTCAGCAAAGTTGAACTTTTGATCGGTGGGCAAGTCATCGACACACAAGAATCTGAATTTATGACTGATCTTGCGCCAGTTGTGATGAACCAAACGAACTCTAAACAAGCCTATGACGCGACTGCACATTATCATGTCCCACTCAGGTTTTCGTTTTGCGAAAACGCCCAATCCGCGCTCCCATTGATCGCCCTTCAGTACCACGATGTTGAATTGAGAATTACTTGGGGTTCATTGACCGCAACAGATATGGAAGTGTACGCACAATTCATTCATCTCGATACTGATGAACGAACGTCTATGTCGTCTACACCACAAAATATGATCGTTACACAAACCCAAAAAGCTATTGCTTCCAAATCGGGTACACAAGAACTCAGCTTCAACCACCCAATGAAGTATTTGGTCGCCAAAAATACAACTGGTGCTCTCACGACTGCTAAGATGAAATTACAAATTAACGGTACGGACGTTTCCGATGCCAAGTCTGTCAGACCACACTTTACGTACACACCAGTTTACTACCATACGCAAAACGCCACGGCGAGTAACGATGTTATATTGGTTCCATTCTGTCTCGACACGTCCAAGCTCCAACCAACCGGGTCGCTCAATTTCAGTAGACTCGATTCCGCGAGACTCGTTGTTGAAGGTGATACGTTCGAAGACAATGTCTATGGTGTCAACTACAACATCCTCCGTATTGAAAACGGTATGGGTGGTTTGATGTACTCGAACTAAATTATTTTTTATAGCCACTTATTATAAATGTTCTGGCAATTAGTTTTTCTTACAGCTTTCATTTTTATCATTACATATGATCCTAAATCCGGAACTTTGAATCATCTCGTCGACTCTAAACAACAAGAACCCGAAAAAAACGCGGAGTGTAAAGAGGGACATTACCAGGAGATTCAATTTGCTCAAATGGGATACGACTGTCCAAAAGAAAACGGTGTACACATGGGCGCGATTATACGAACTTAAAAACTTGATTATATAATTTAATACATTATGTTTACATTTGATCGAGATACTGCTATGATAGTCGCTATTATTATGTGTATAGCTGCTTCAGTTTACATGTATAGAGAACTCAAAACTACAAAAGAAGAAATGGAAGGTGTCAAGGGTATGAATGGAAAAATGGCTTCATTTTTATCAAGAGTCAGGCCAATACAAATTCCACAAACGAGTTCGTTAAACGAACCAGTTACGCCAAAAAATGTCACTTTTAAGACAGAAAACGAAACCCAAGTGGAGGATGAATCTGAAGAAAATCAAGAAAGTGAAGAAGATTCTTCAGAATAATCATCTCGCTCAATTATAACTTGCAAATGCGCAATGAAAAAATACAAAGCAATTGCAGTACCCGTAACGTTTACTGGTTCTAAACCAAAGTTCCTCACTGTCCGAGACCGACGATTCAAAGATTGGATTTTCGTTACCGGAGGGTGTAGAAGAAAAGAAATACCCAACCCGATAAGATGTGCCTTACGAGAATTGGAAGAAGAGACCAGAGGAGTTGTAAATCTCAAGAAAGGTGAATATACCGAATTCAAGTTTGTGGTAAAGGAAAGTCCGGGTGTAGACTTAGAATATAACGTGTTCATATTTTTCGTAAATTATACACAACAAGAACAAATAGATCTCGTTAAGAAGTTTAACGATGAAAAACAAAAAACAAATTTAAAAAAAATACAAAAATTACCCATTAAAAGAACATTCGATGAAAATGATTATATGAATTTTGAAACGTTATCTGAATTCAATACGAAAAAACAGTGGGATAGGATCGTTAAAAATGTACTCCAAAACCCAGAATTTTATGCGTGTGTTACTTCAGTCAATAGAAAAACCTTCTCTATTAAATAATGAAGTCCAAGTCTTATATATTATCACAAATAAAGAATTTGTTAATTGAACGACATGGGTATACAGAAACTAAGGCGGAAAGGTATATCGAGGTCCATGTTAATGATAAAGTTTATGAACTTTTAGTACTTAAAAAATCTTTATCAGAACAACAACAGTACCCAGAAATATCGGTTATGAAAACAATATGGAGGCATCACTATGATAGTGATGAATGAATATAAAAAATAAAAACTAGTAATTGGTAAGTGTACATCATGTTTAAACAATGGTGTAAAGAACAGGGGTTCTTAAACAACTCCAATGTATCACATGTGCTTATGGACGGTGGTGTCCTATCAGTGCCATTTGATAGATTGAACGACTTTTATGAAAAATGTGTAGAAGCTTATACTTTACGAGAGAGAATTTTTGTCGTCGAACAAAAAACAGAAAATTATAATTTTTTTGTAGATCTCGATTATAAAGATGAAACTGAATTAACCGTCACACAAATAGAGAGTATATGTAAAATTATTTGTGATAAAGTTAATAAATTCGAAGGTTCGGGTGATGCCTTAATATCTATAGCGGAACCAAAGAAAGTTTCTGGTAAATTAATAAAAACAGGTGTGCATATAAACTGGGAAGGTTTCACTGTAAATAGATCTTCAGCAATAGCTATAAGAGAACATATTATAGATACTCTAAAATTGGTATATGGTTCAGTTAATTGGGACGATGTTGTTGATTCAGCTGTATATGGTAGTTCTGATAGAAAAACACAAGGGAGTGGTTTTAGAATGCCTTTTTCACATAAACGTGCTAAACATGAAGAATGTTATGGCAAGGGTTGTAAAGAATGCAATCACACGGGTAAAGTTAGTCAGGGTGAATATTTACCATGTTTTGTTTATAAAGGTGGTAAAAAGGGACCTTTCACTTTACTTGAACCTATATTACCACACCCAGATATTAAACTTTTATACATGTCAACTATACGTAGCCAAAGTAAAGAACCGAATATTATAGAAGGTAAAACAAACTTTCAAGGAAAAGGAACATCTTTTACACACGCAGAAATAAAAAATGAATTTAAAGATCAAGAAGTTATATGTCTTTTACAAAACTTTGTAAATAAACATATCGAAGGGCAGACAACTGCGCGTATTACCAAAATGTTTGAATCAAATGGTAACTTTTTGGTATCAACAAATTCCTTTTATTGTGAAAATAAAAAATGTAACCATAACTCTAATCATGTATGGTTTCATATACTAGGAGAAACAATCACACAAAAGTGTTTTTCTACTACCGAAATAATGAGACATTTTGGATTTTGTAAAAATTTTACGGGTAAAAGACATAAATTGCCTTCTAAAATTACAGACCAATTATACAAGGACGGGATTGTTAAAAAGCATGTAAAACCTTCTAAACAAGATTTTTTTGGTAAAAATGTTGAAAAACCAGAAACGGGTGATTATGATTCAGATACAAAGGGAATATTCTCCAATTTCATTAACAAGTATATGATTAAAACTGGAAGCATACACGTATCCAGGATAGAACTAAATAAACCAAAGACCAAGAAAAATAAGTTTAACGAGTATTCTATTCATACTACTTATACGTGTACAAATTGTAACACAAATAATGTTATTTTTACTGTCATAAACAAGAAAATAAAACAGGTGTGTAAATGTACAAACCGCGAACATTTTCTCCCGGAAAAAATAGTAACTAAATTATAGAACACAATGATATCTGTTATTGTTTTAGTAGTCGTAATATACTTCGCATCATCTCTAATAACCGCGAAACAAAATAACGTAATAGAAATTAATAAACTTATACGAAAATCTTATAAATATTCAGGACTAAACCCATCTATACATAATGAATTTATAGAAAATATCAAAATGGCTCTAGAATATAAATCAAACACAATTCTATCTAAAAAACTCTTGAATAGATCACTTATAAATCTAGATGAAATCGCACTCAGCTCGGTTTCAGGGGATACGAACCTTTTAGAAGATATAGACACTATTATTAGTGATTTAAAAACGAATTTTAACGAGTTATATACGAATTTACAGGAAGAAAGTGAGTAAAATACTTAAAGGAAATGTGTACATATTAATTATATAATGGTCTTAACTGTAAAAACACGTTCAGGGAGAGTTTCAAAAGCACCAGTGCGACTGGAATTGTTTGAAGATGTAGAAGATGATTATAAACAAGATGAATACGATACGGACGAGGATTTGTTAAATTCTGATGATGAGGATTTTCTTAGTGATGATGATATTGAAAATGATGAAAGTGATGAAGATGCTGATGATAATGGAAATTTAAAAGGGTTTGTTGTTGATGATACTGATGAAGATGAAGAATATTCCGAAGAAGAAGAAGAAGA